TAACTTTGCATCAAACAATTTAACTATAGCCAGAAACGGTTCTAATATTTTAGGTGCTGCTTCTAACCTAGTGGTAAACACAAGTGCATCGGCTTTTACTTTAGTATTTGTGAATGCAACAAGAGGCTGGGCTTATAAAGATAAAATATAGGAGCACGGACCATGGCTCTAATTGAGTACAGATTTAAACCGGGTATAGATAAACAAAATACCGAAGCAGGTGCAGAGAATCGTTGGATTAATTCAGATAATGTAAGATTTAGATATGGACTACCTGAAAAAGTAGGTGGCTGGTCATCTCTTGTAACAGATACAATAGTAGGTGTGGCAAGAGCACAACATGCTTTTGTCGACATCGCTGGTAATAGATATGTGGCTATTGGGACAGATAAATTTTTATTATTATACTTTGAAGGTCAATTGTATGATATCACACCATTAAAAACTACTTTAACGTCTGCAACTATTGCAACTACAAATGCATCACCAACATGTACAATTACAAAATCTGGACACGGGCTTTCTGTTGGAGATATAGTACAACTCGATAGTGTTACATTACCAAGTGGGACTGGATTTAGTGCATCTGATTTCGAAGATAAAAATTTTCAAGTAATAACAGTTCCAACAACAAGCACTTTTACAATAACACAATCATCTAATGCTAGTGGTACAGTATCAACGGGCGGTAGTTTAAGTATTAAACCTTACGAGCCTGTGGGACCTAGAGCACAATCATATGGTTATGGTTGGGGTATTGCTGGTTGGGGTAGTGGTAACTGGGGTGAAGCAGCAGCTGCAACTGATGTAACACTAGAACCCGGTTTGTGGTCATTAGATAATTTTGGTCAAGTATTAGTTGCAACCGTATTAAATGGTAAAACATTTACTTGGAATGCTGGAGCTTCAACACCATTAGAAACAAGAGCATCTACAACAACATCTGGATTTGCAACAGGAAGTAATCCAACTGCAACAAGAGTCAGTTTGATATCACCAACAACTAGACACTTACTACATTTTGGAACAGAAACAACGATCGGAGATAACACAACACAAGACGATATGTTTATAAGATTTTCAGATCAAGAGGATATAAACACATACACTCCATCAGCAACAAACACTGCTGGAACTTTAAGATTACAAGATGGTACAAAAATTATTGGAGCATTAAAAGCTAAAGAAGTAATTCTAGTTTGGACGGATAATGCTTTGTATACTATGAAATTTATTGGTGCACCATTTACTTTCCAATTAGAACAAGTAGGTACTAACTGTGGATTAATAGGTCAAAACGCAGTTGTTGAAATAGATGGAGCTGCATTTTGGTTAAGTCCAAAAGGTTTCTTTTTGTATGATGGTACAGTTAAAACCATACCATGCACTGTAGAGGATTTTGTTTTTGATGACTTTGATACAACAAAAGGTCAACAAGTTGCAGCTGGATTAAATAATTTATATACAGAGATAACTTGGTATTACCCATCATCTAGTTCTGAGTATAATGATAAATATGTAATATTTAATTATGGTGAATCTACAGGTATTCCAGGCGGTGTTTGGTATACAGGAACAGAAGCTAGAACAAGTTGGATTGACTCAAACGTTTATCCAAATCCTTTTGCAACTAAATATGACTCAACAGCAGATGGCACTTTTCCAGTTATTGTTGGTCAAGATAGTTTAGGTCAAACAACATATTTTGAACATGAGGTGGGAACTGATCAAGTCAATCCTAATGGTACAACAACTACTGTTACATCATTTATAGAGTCTTTTGATATAGACTTAGAGCAAAGACAAAGAGATGCAAGAGGTAGAGCATCAGGACCAAAAGTTGCAGGTGAAATATTTTTAGCTATGAGAAGATTTGTACCAGATTTTAAAACACTACAAGGTAATGCAAAAGTTAGTTTGGATGTAAAAAGATATCCACAACAAACCTCTACTCAAACAGCACTAAGTCCTTTTACTATAACATCAAGCACAGATAAAAAAGATACTAGAGCTAGAGGTAGATTTGTTAGTGTAAAAATAGAAAATGATGCAGCTAGTGAATCTTGGAGATTTGGAACTTTAAGACTAGATGTGCAACCGGATGGAAGAAGATAATGGCTAAGATTAATATAAGAATACCAGAACCAAAACCAGAATATGATTTTTCTAACCAAAAACAAATAAATAGATCTTTGGCTATTATGAGAGATCAATTAAATTCAACATTTTTAGATGAACTAAAACAGGAGCAAGAGAGATTCTCTTGGTTTATAAGTGGCTAATATATATAAAAATGCAAAGGTAGATCTATCTACTACAGATAATACTACAATATATACAGCACCATCTAATGCTAGGGCTATAATTAAAAGTATTATAGTATCCGAGGACGCTGGATCAGGAACCACGGTAACTTTGACTGTAACAGATGCTGCTTCTGCAATATTTAATTTGTTTAAAGATAAAGCAATAGCCTCAAAAGCAACAACTGAGCTGTTAACTCACCCTTTAATTTTAGAA